ACTATAGCAACATCATCTACAACTAAATGTAACCTTGATTTAGAATTATGGGATATACAAAATGAATTTAACACAACAACGCATAGATTTACAGCCACACAAGCCGGTAGATATTTGGTAAGTGGTGCTTGCGGTATGAATGTTGGAGATTCTCAGAGATTAACTACTTATATTTATAAAAATGGAAGTTATGTGAATGCAGTTAATAATAGTGTATCCCAAGCGGGGACTGAGGTAACATACGCTTTAACATCAGGAACAATAGAGCTTGCTATTAATGATTATATAGAATTATTTGTATTACAAGAAACTGGTGGTAATACTACATTGGTAAGTGCAAATAGACCAGACACAACCAGATTGTGTGTTGATAAGATTTCCTAATATAAAATTTATGAAAACAATAATAATTGAATTAACAGAAGAACAAGAAAAAACACTTTTAACAGATATGATTAATATTGAGGATTGGATTTTAAATGCTTTAAATGAAAAAATAAGACGAACTGCTGATATTATAATTGAAAAAAACACTGATAAGAGTCCACAAAAAATTACAATTGAAGATAAACTAACAATTATAAGTAATTTGAATTTAAAAACAGCAGAAGAAATGAACTTGGAATTAAAAAATTCTTTATAATATTGAAACAGATTTAAAATTATCTAAAGATATTATTTAAAAAATATGATTATAACTCCTAAAATTAGAACAAAGACTGGTGAAAGTGTTGGTGTAGAGATATTTATACAACCACCACAAATAGACGGTGAGTTTACTTTTTTAAATACCGATTATGCTTCCGGTATATCTTCGTTTGCTGTTGATAATGGTTTGAAATTTGCGGTAGATGAATATTTTGTGTTTGGTAATATCGGTGCCGAAAAAACAGAGATTATAAAATCTCACGGTTCAACTACACCGACAGCTACAACCCTTACAACCGCCACTAATTCATCGTTTAGTCATCAAAGAGGGGATAGAATACAATTTATACCTTACAATCAGGTGGTTATCGAAAAATCAACAGATAGCGGTGTTACATACGCAGTATTGACAACAATAGATATTAGGGCTGATGCCAGTGAAACTTATTATAATTATACCACAGGATTAGCTACGGATTATTACAGAGTGCGGTTTAAAAATTCAAACGACACTACATATTCTTCTTATTCCGATGGGATGATAGCAACTGGGTATCTTGATAATTCCGCCGGTAGTGTTATTAGAAAAGCTTTAATACAATTGGGTGAGGTTATAGATAACGATGTTATTACTAAAGAATTTTTATTTGAGTCATTAAATGAAGGGCGCAGGGAAATAGACAACGATATAGGTATTATACGGTGGCCGTTTAGAACATCGTTTGATTATGATGCCGGAACGATTATTGCTGGCACTTACACATTGGCCGTACCAACAGATTTACGGTATAAAAATACTAACGAGAATATATTATCAATAAGAATCGGTAAATCTAAAAATCCTTTAATATATTTGGATAAACAAGAATTGAATAGCTTTTATAGTGGTGTTGCTCACACCACACTGGATGGCGCTGTTTTAACCGCCGATACGGAAATAGGACTAACTTCTTCTGGTGATTTTGATGAAAGCGGTGATATACAAATAGCGGCACAAGCGGTTAATGAAGAGATAGACACTGTTTCCTATACTGATAATGACGAAACAACAAATGAAATATCCGGTGTTACTGGGATTAGAACCGCCGGACACGCTACTTTAACCGATGTTTGGCAAAGTGTATCGTTTGGATTACCACAGTATTATACCGTTGATAACGGAACGATTATATTTAATGTGCCGTTTGCTGATGATTATGACGGAGAGAATATCTGGATGGATTACTATAAAGATATAACTGATATAAATTCTGATACTGATTTATTGGACGAACCGTTTTATCATATTTATATCCCGTGGCTAAAATGGAAAATTAAACACAGAAAAGATAGATCATTGGCTATAGAAAACGATAGCGATTATAAAGATTGGAATAATAAGAAACAACAACAGGTACTAAAAAACTACACCGGACAAAAATTAAGAATATCTATTGATATATAAATTTATGGGAAAATTACCAATGATACCAATACAGAACGGCATTGTTAGGGAGGCTGCGGTTGATTCGCTTCTTGTGCCTCAAAACACTTGCCAATTTGCTTTAAACCTAAACTTTGACCGTATAGGCGCCATTCAGTCAAGAAACGGTATAACGGCGCTGGGGAGCGTAATATCGGCTGGCAATAGTGTATTGGGAATGACTAATTACCGTAATAATGCAGGGACTATTTATCAATTATTGGCTAATATTAACGGTAGTGTTCACGCTTATAACGGGTCTTCTTGGGGATCTATTCGTTCAGGACTTACTCCAACTGCCAAAGCAAGGTTTACCAACTTTGTTGATTATACGTTTATGGTTAATGGGAACGGCAATCAGGCCTGTCAGTCTTATAATGGCGCCGGTAGTTTTGGATCAACAAATTGCACAAATTTAAAAAAAGGTGATTTTATAGATAATTTCCGGTCTAGAATTTGGATAGCTAATAACACCACGGATAAACTTTATTATTCTGATGTTGTGACAACTTCTAATACCATTACCGGTGGGGCTGATTATATTCAGATAAGTCCACAAGACGGAGAAAATATAACTGGTATATTTAGACATCCTCGGGCTTTGATAGTGGCTAAACAAAACCATATGTATCGGATATTTAGCATTAATGCGACTGATCCCGATCCGTTTATCAATTTGGGTACATACAGTCAAGAAAGTATAATTGAATCTAAGGCCGGGTTTCATTTTCATCATCCGTCTGGGTTTTATAATTTTATATTTGATGGGTTTCAACAAGAAATATCAAAACCGATTATAGATATAGTTAACGCCATACCAAGATTAAATTATCCTAATATTACTGGGTGGCCATATAACGATCATTTGTATTGGAGTATTGGGGATATTACATTGGAGGGTATATCATTAACAAACGTTGTTTGCAGATATACTATATCAACTCAAACTTGGACAGTATATAATTATCCGGTGGAAATTAAAAGCACATCTCTTTATGATGACGGGACAAATTTAGTTATGGCTCTTGGTGGCGATGCTGGTTATGTTTATACTTTTGATTCTGGTGACGATGATGCCGGTTCACCGATTAATTTTGAGTTTTATACCCATTGGATGTATTTATCAGAACTAAAATCAACCAGTAAAGAATTAACAGAAGTGGCCGCTATTCACGAAAATGCTCAAGGGACTAATTTAAGTTACCAAATTGATAATGACAGCCGGACAAAATGGCGCAGTATTGGACAAATTAATCAAGATTTATATAATATTTATAATGTTAATTCTAAGTTTACCAGAATACGATTTAGAATAAATGGCAGTAAAGTTGGTGATACTTTTGTGTTTAGGGGGTTTGAAATGTTAAATATATTGGGTGTTGGAGAAGTTAAAAAATAAAATATGGCAAGTTTAGAAAAATTACAATTAAACCAATCGTTGTATAGGGATTTAGCACAAGTAAACTCATCTTTACCAGGTGTTGAAAGTCTTGATTTTCTAAACCAGTTGGAATCTAACGCCAATGTTAAGGTGGAAACAGCCAGTGAAACTATAATTAGCGGCGAAATTGCTGGTAATTTGGTGATGATTGATGGGTTTATACGTAGTAAAAATTTTATTACCGGCAGTAGCGGCTGGACAATTAATACTGATGGTACGGTTGAATTTAATGACGGTGTTTTCCGTGGATCTTTGCTGGCTACTTCTATTAATATTCCAGATACAACAACTAATAATTCTTTTCATACCGATTCAAATGGTAATAGTTGGTGGGGTGCCAATCTTGCCGATGGGTATGCTGGTGCCAACTCTTATATTTTAAATACTGGTACGGCCAAGTTTAATAATATTATAGTCAATAATTCCGAACTTACTTTTCAGAACAATCTCGGAGACGGCAGTGACGGGGCGGTAACCATAAGTGCCGACACTTCGCTTACCCGCGATATGTTTTATACTAATCTTACGATAGATGCCGGTAAAACACTCAGTCCGTCCGGGTTTAGGATATTCTGCACTGGAACACTTACGAATAACGGAATAATCTCTAATCTTGGTAATAACGGGAGTAATGGAGTGGGCATAACCGGAGGCGCGGGCGGTGTAGCATCAGCGGAGGGTTCGTTGCCTGGTCCAATAGCTGGTGTAGATGGCGGTGACGGTGGAGCGCCGGTTTGGGGTAGTTCTGTTGGAAATGTAGGAACAAATGGTGGCGCGGGGACTAGTGTAGCTAAATCTTTTGGTAATGCTGTTGTGGCCGGATCAGACGGGGGATCTGGTGGAAGTTGTAACTTTGCTGGGGGTGGTGGTGGCAGTGGTGGTGCGTTAGGTGCTGTTACTGGTACGATATTTAATACTCCAAAAAACTTTACTTCTGCGTATTTATTGGTTGATTTTAGACCTACTACTACGGTTTTTGAAATAGCGGCTACTGCTGGTGGTGCAGCTGGTGGAGGTTCTGGCGGAGCGGATCAGGCAACCCACATTAGTGGTGCTGGCGGTGGCGGTGGTGGTGGTGGTGGTAATGGTGGAATGGTTTGGATAGCGTCTAAAATTATTGTAAATAATGGTGCAATAAATGTAACCGGTGGTAATGGCGGAAACGGTGGCAATGGTGGTAAAGGGTGGGGTGGTTTAAATGGCGGTGCTGGTGGCGGCGGTGGCGGAGCGGGTGGTTCAGGTGGTAATGGAGGTGTAATATTCCTAATTTATTCTTCATATACAAATACGGGAACATTAAATATTGATGCCGGAGTGGCAGGAACCGGCGGTGCCAAAGGAACGGGAACGCAGACACCAGCTTATGACGGAACAGCCGGGGATGACGGAACGGCCGGCAATGTGGGTAAGATAATTCAATTACAAATTTAATTTAAAAATATGTATAAATCTCCTTTATTCGCGCAGGCCGGTGGTTCTATACTGGCATATA